CTGCTTCCGGTCGGATATCAATTCACGCCAATCGCGCTGAACATGCATGATGCCCAATTCCTCGAGAACAATCAGTTGACGATCCGGCAAATTGCTTCAGCTTTTGGAATCAAGATGCACCAGATCAACGACTTGACCCGGGCAACGCATACGAACGTTTCGGAGCAGCAGAAAGAGTTTTATACCGACACGCTTCAACCGATCCTCACCATGTACGAGCAGGAGCTCACATGGAAACTCTTCTTAGAGGACGAGATCGAAAGCGGATATTTCTTCCGGTTCAACGTCGACGCGATTCTCCGTGCAGACCTTAAAAGCCGCTATGAAGCCTACAGAATAGGCGTTCAGGGCGGTTTTCTTGCGCCTAACGAGGCTCGAGCAAAAGAAGAGTTGCCGCCCAAAGAGGGTGGTGATCAACTGCTCGTAAACGGCAGTATGGTACCGATATCCGATGCGGGAAAGGCTTACCAGAAGGGAGGTGATGGAACTGGCAAAGGAGACGACGAACCCGACGAAGGAGATCCGGGCGCTGCCGGTTAAGCTGGAGTTTCGCGCGGCAGAAGGCGATGACGGCAAGCGGACCATCACCGGAGCAATTAAATACGATACCGATTCCGCTGATATGCGAGATTGGGGCGGCGATACGTTCGTGGAACAGATTGCGGCCGGCGCTTTTACAGACAGCCTGAAAACGCGTGGAGTAGTCGGGCTATGGAGTCACGACACAAGCCAAGTGCTTGGCAATACGAAATCAGGAACGCTTCGGATTTTCGATGGAGCCAAAGAACTGCGGTTTGAACTCGACATTCCCAATACAAGCGTTGGTAACGACGCCTGGGAGCTTATCCAACGAGGCGATGTGGACGGAGTGTCATTCGGCTTCTCGGTCCGTTCGAACGGGGCTAAATGGTCACGGTTCGAGCGAGAAGGGCAGAAGGTTTATCGTCGCACGGTGCTGGATGCGGACTTGTTCGAAATCAGTCCGGTAGCATTCCCGGCATACCCAAGCAACGAAGTTTCGGCAAGAAGTCTGGATGACTTCAAGGCCGAAGAAGTCCGTGCGGAAACCGCATTCGAAAAGGAAAAGCTTCTCATGGAGCTCGATCTCATCTGATCGGCTCTATTTTATTTTCTAAATAAACCCATGAGGTGATCGAATTGACGAAAGAATTGCGTACGCTTCTCCAGAAGCTGGACACAGCAAAGCAAGAAGTTCGTACAATGCTGGCGGAAGACAAGACGACCGAAGCAAAGGACAAAATGTCCGAAGTGCGGTCGTTGCAAGAAAGAGTCGACCTGCAGCGGGAACTCGAAGAAACCGAAGCCCGCTCGCTAGGCGGCAGAGAACTCGATGACCGCGGTAACGTCGAAGAGCGCGATGCTGTCGAACTGGAAAGCGAATATACCGGGATTGTCCTTCGCGGCATTCGCCGGCAACGGATTACCGACGAAATGCGGTCCGTTATCACGGAATACGAGAAACGGGCCGTCATGAACGAAGGCAATACCAATCCGGCTATCACGGACGGCGATGTCGGCATCGTCGTGCCGAAGGACATCCAAACGCAAATCAACACGTTGATGCGTGAATGGAACGACCTCTCAGAGTTCGTGACCGTGGAAAACGTTACAGCGTTGTCCGGATCCCGTGTGCTCGAAACGGACGCGGATATGACGCCGTTTGCCGACGTGGACGAGTACGGCACGATTGCCGCAACCGACAACCCGAAGTTCACACCAATCACGTACAAGGTCAAAAAGCGCGCCGGCTACTTGCCGCTGACAAACGAACTTCTCGCCGACAACGACGCCAATCTGCTGGCTTACGTGACAAACTGGATCGCTCGCAAGGCTGCTTTCACGCGGAACACGCACATTCTCACGGCTGTTAAGACGTTAACGCCATCCGCGGTTGCGAACCTCGCGGCACTTAATAAGATCCTGAACGTCACGCTTGATCCGGCAATCAGCCGGACCGCGGCCATTTTGACGAACCAGGACGGTTTCGACTGGCTCGACAATCAAGTCGACGGCATGGGGCGGCCGATTCTTAGCGAGGACTTCACAAAGCCGGGACGCAAGCTGTTCAAGGGCCGACCGATCGTCGTCGTCAGCAACCGGATCCTTCCTTCGGTAACTGGCACGCCGAACAAGGCGCCGCTGTTTGTCGGCAACCTGAAGCAATTCCTCGTGCTGTTCAATCGCCGCTTCTTCGAACTCGCCTCGACGCGCGAAGGTGGGGACGCATGGCGCCGCGATACGACTGAGCTTCGCACGATTATGCGCGACGATTACGTCAAATGGGATGTCGCTTCACTGGTATACGGCCAGTTGAGCCTTGCATAACGGAGTGGGCGGGTTAATCCCGCCTTTCCAATTAAGTTTGAAGCGGGGTGATCACAAATGAGCGAAAGAACTAAAAAGGAACCGGAGGCGCCGGAAAAAATCGTGCTCTCCTCCCCTGGCGGATACAAATATGAATTGACTGTCTCGGACTCCGGCAACCTGAACGTCACGCTTCAGAAGGAAGTGAGCGGCGATGCCGATCCTAACGCTTGATGAGGCGAAAAACTGGCTGCGTATAGACGGCGAAGATGAAGACCTAACGGTCCAGATGCTCACTGGTGCGGCCGAGACGTATCTGCACAATGCGACTGAAGCGGTATTCGACGGGACAAACAGTCTTGCCAAACTGTATTGCCTCGTTCTAACTGCGGACTGGTACGAAAATCGGGACTTGATCGGGCAACAACCGAGCGACAAGATCCGGTTCACGTGCCAGTCCATCATGACGCAGTTGCAGAATGCATATAGCGCAGAGGTGGCGCCATGACGGTTCTTGTAAACCGGTTGGACAAGCGAGTAACGATTTACCGCCTCCCGGGTCCTGCAGACACAGACGAGTATGGAGAACCGCTGGATGATCCGATCGAGGTATGCAACATCTGGGCCGCTATCGAGCCGCTTCAAGGACGCGAATACTTCGCAGCGATGCAGGTCAACGCCGACGTCACGACACGAATACGTATCCGTTACCGCGAAGGAGTCGACCGGACAATGTTTGTCAAATACGGCGATCATGAGTTCGAAATCCTTTACGTCATCCATCCCCAATTTGCGAAGCAGGAACTGCAGCTCATGAGTAAGGAGCGACAGTGATATGGCGCGCTCAGACATTATTGGCTTACGCGAACTCGAGCGGAGCTTCCGGCAACTTGGGCGGATCCCACAGACGGTTGCAACCCAAGCTGCCCGCGCCGGCGGGTCGGTAGCTCGTAAAGCGGCGAAGAAAAACGCTCCGGTCGATACCGGCGAACTCAAGCACGGCATCATCATGAAGAAGGAACGGAAAACCAAACCAGGTAAAGCCGTTTATGACATCATGATGGACCCGGCCATGAACGATGTTTTCGTCAAGGAGTCGAAGGAAGGTAAGCGGGCCTATTACCCTGCATCGCAGGAATATGGGTTTTTGACGGCCAACGGCGGGTACGTCCCGGGGTATAGGTATCTCCGAAGGGCGATCGACGAGAACAAGTCCGAGATCGAAACTAAGACGCTGGAGAAGGCCGGCAAGGCCGTAGAGAAGATTCTAAGGGATGGAAGGTGAACGGATGGACTTTGAAGCAGCATTGACGCAGGAGTTAAAGACGATCGCGGCGTTGGGCAATCGGGTCTATCCGCACGTCGCGCCGGAAGCAAACGCGAAAGCCGGTGTTCCCTATCTGATCTACGTGTCGAGCTACGGAGTGCGCCTGAAATCGCTTGGGGAAGGTTTCCTCGAGGGTAAAGAGGTCCGGGCGGAAATAAACGTCATGACGGCCCGTTACAAGGACATGAAGGCGATCGTTAACGACGTTATTGAACTCCTGATCGGCATGGAACAGCGCACGATCGGGACGAACGGTCCTTTTATCCAAGAACTGACTTACAACCAACCGGTCGAGCTTTACGAGGAGAAGGCAAAGCTTTACCGGAGTGTTATCGAATTTAATACATTCTTTTAAGGGGTGAACAAATTGGCAAAACGCGCATTAGGAACGAAACTGAAAATTGGCCCGACGGCGAGTGCAAAAGCGATCGGCAGTTTGACATCGATTTCCTCGCCGTCCATGAGCCAGGAAACGATTGACGTTACCACGTTGGATTCCGCGGGCGAATACCGGGAATTCATCGGCGGATTTAAGGACGGCGGCGAAGTTTCCTTTTCCGGCTTTTTTAATCCTCAAGACGATGGACAGGCTGCCGTGTACGCTGCGCTTGAGTCGAGCGCGGATGAAGATTTCACAATCGAATTTCCGGCCGCTCTCGGGGCGAAATGGTCGTTTAAGGGTGTCGTAACGGCATACCAAACGACGGCAGAACTCGAAGAAGCCATCGGCTTTGAAGGAACGATCAAGGTATCGGGTAAACCGACGCTGACAATCACGCCTTAATAAAATAACGAACAAGGCCGGGGCCGGTGCTCCGGTCTATTTGAATTGGGGGAACTCGAAATGAGCGCAGACAACAACGATGTCATTATTATCAATCTCGATCGTCCGCGGGTGCTACGGTATGGTCACAAAGCATTGAAGACGCTAACGGAAATGACCGGCAAAAGCATCGCGGACCTCGAAGGCGACGACGGATTTGACCTCGAGAATATTGAGAAGGTCATTTACTGCGGTCTTCTATCCGATGCCAAGGAAAACGGTGAAACGTTGAAGTTGGATCAAATGGAAGACCTGCTAGACTGTGCTCCAAGATATCAACACGTCATCGATAAGATGCAAGCGGCCTTTGCGGCGGCGTTCGGACCGGCGCCGGAGGGAAACGCGGGGAAGCCGGAGGAGAGCCCGGCGAATGGGACTGGGAAGCAAGCCTAAAAGCGGCATTACATATCGGCATTTCGCTTCGTGACTACAACGATATGACGCCGCACGAATTGAATCTGCATATTCACGCTTTCGTCGAAAGGACACGACAACAAAGCGAGGAAGGTCTGACATTGGCTTATCTCACTGCATACTGGCAGCGCGTGAAGCGAATGCCAGACTTGCGGACGATCATCCAAGACAACAGACCGAAGAAGCAGAGCACGGACAAAGAACTGCTTGCACAGATCAAGGCC